CCTGGAAGTGGATCTGTACTCTCACTCCTATTCTGATCTGCAGATCTGTTAGTACTGTCGGTATAGAGTGTTACCCATGCAGCATGAGAGGTTTGGATCTTCAATAAAGCATATGTTTTTGCTGCTGTAATTGTAATGTCTTTTTTCTCACCATTATTAATACTAGCAGTTGTTGCTTGAGCAGTTTGTCTTGCTCCAAGACCTGTACCTATAGCATCAGTACCAGGAACCCAGTTAGTGCCGTCCCATTTCAATACTTCACCAACAGCAGGTGCTGCTGTAGTTGTATCAACATCTCCTATGTCATCAATGGCATTGATTGTAGTACCAGTATCATCAACACCATTAACCCATGCACTACCATTATATTTTAATACTTGACCTGTAGTTGGTGTTGATATAGTTACATCACTAAGGTCATTAGCAGCAGTAACAGCAGCACTAGCATCTAGAAGACCACTAGTAGAATTAATACTAAGATTAGCACCAACTTTAATACCACCAAGGGCAGAAGCAGTTGCTATCGGTAACGTATAATTACTAGTTATACCCTGTGCTTTCCATGAAGTACCATCCCATACCCATGTAATACCTGCTTCTGTATGAGCAAAAGACCCATCAGTTGCTTGTCCTGCGGTGTCTGGATAATTAATTGCCATTTATTCTAACCTATTGCGAGGGTTGCTTTCCATTCACCACCATAATATATAGCTTTGATGCTATAGGTGTTTAAATTATTTGCTTCTGGTGTACCAGTGATTGTTAACTGAGTAGCATCTGCACCATCAATACTTAATGTAGTTACACTACGTGCTGCATTTCCTTGCATTATATAAATTGTAAACTCAACAAATGTATTGCTAACTAGTTGAGCTCCAACCACCTTAACAGGAAAATCAGAAATAGCATTAGTACGGAAGAAAGACTGCGACTCCCACAACTTATACTCTTCTGTATCAGATGAGATAACTGGTGCCTCCTTCTTACCATGTTGAGTCAAGTCGTTTTGGTTAGACCAATCACTTGGAGCATATTCTGCATTTGGAGAACCATCAATAGTCTCTGGTGGCCATAGATCATTAGGACCATATGTTCCTTCAGCAACACTATTAAGACTAGACAAGTAAGTAGTCCAGTCAGTCAAGAACAATCCATTACCTGCACTGTTAGATGCATCAATAGTACCACTTCTACCAGGAAATCTAGTACCAACAAAAGAAATACATCCAGCAACAGTACCTCCAGCAGCTGCTACTGCAGTAGGAACCTTAGATGTATCTCTGGTATAAAACTTAACCTTACCTTTGTGGTTAGACATCTTCATGTCATCACCCAACCAAATAGAATTATCAGATAAGAATAAGTGTCTGATCTTCTTCTCTGCTGATCCTATATCATAAGTCTCATGTGCTGAAGGTAACAGGTGACCTGTCATCTTAAGATGATGTGTCTGTGCAGTACTGTCGTAAGCTGCCTCTAACTCTACTGTCTGATTACTGACCTTTGGAGCAAATGCTGGTGACAATGGTGGGCTAGTATCAACCCATTGAGAACCTGTTGGATCTCCATAAAAAACTTTTAGTCTACCTTCATCTGATTTCCACCAAAGGTCTCCATCATTAGGTGTAGCTGGTGCAGAATCATCTGTGGTAACAGTAGCACCACCTCCTGCTCCTCCAGTAGAATTAATTCTAAACCCTTCTGTTCCTATCTGATCAATAGTAATACCAGTACCAGCAGTAATCAAGACATCATCTTGTACTCCAAAACTATCAGATAATCTAATCTTAACACCAACAGCATCACCAATAGATGCCTGACTGTATGTTGTATTTGTATATGTCTTTAGATATCCCTCTGTGGCATGATTACCCCAACTATATGCTAAACCCCATTGTCCAACCTTGGCATCAGTGATAACTAAGTTACCCATGTCAATGGCAAATCCATTGGCATCAAGAGTACCTCCCAATTGTGGTGAAGTATCCTCAACAAGATCCAAGATACCAGAAGAACCAGTACCAACAATCCATTTAGAAGTACCAGTATCCCACTGGATATATGCTCCATCAGGTATAGGATTGGGAAGATTAACACCTGCTAAGTCAGTAATAGTAGCAGGTATAACAGGTCTTCCTGTTAACGATGAATATACACCATCAAATAGTACAGGTTTATTTAAAATCCTCTCAACACCACCACTCGCAGACCAATCGGAATTGACCTGCGATGGAGGGATAGTTGGTTTGTTACTTAGATCAGTATAGTCACCAGTAATTGCTACAGGAGCAAAGGTTGGTTTGTTAAGAACTACACCCAATCCACTAGTAGCATTCCAATCACTTTGAATCTGTGCAGCAGGTATAGATGGAAATGTTTCCCATGTAACTGAAGAACCAGTTGATTTTAAATAATCACCCGTGGTTCCAGCAGCACCTCCTGCTTGCAGCGGTTTGCCAGCAGGGATTTCAATACCTTCTTTTACTTCTACTGGTCCATTATCATTATAATTGGCGATTTGATTCGCTAATAACTTTGACATACTTCTGTCCTACAGTTGGCACTTTACAAGCTAGAAGTATTTATAATCCAGTTATGCGGGGTCTTTATCGTCTTGCTCTGCAGTGCCAAATGTAATAACATCTTGACCCATTCCACCTGGTACATTAACTGGACCTCCAGCAACTGTATTAAATGAAATAGTATCACTAGATGCTGTACCTGTAGGGGATACTGGAAATGTAAGGAAATTATCCATTGCATCCATATCACCACCATGAGTTGCATCTAAATTAAAATTATACTCTGCATTGTTCCTGTAATAATCATCAACATTATCAGTGAAACGAATAGGTGTAGTAAGAATAAGCTCACGTACCTTACCTAGTGCAGCAAACAATGTTTCAAGTTGTTCATCTTGCTTCTGTTCCAAAGCAATGATGATTGCCTTGCGAAGAGCTTCATCTGCTTCTTCAATATGCTTACGGATACTTCCACAGCTCATGATTTTTTCCTCTTTTTAGTAGTAGTTTTTTTCTTAGGTGGTGCGACACCACCTTCCCAAGCTTCATTCTCAGGTGTGTTGGGATCATCTGCTACCAGTTGTCCCTTCTTATTCCTTGCTCTCTTAGGAGTCACTGCTTCCTTTACTTTCTGTACTACAGATTTCTTCTTAGCAATCTTCTTAACAGCAGGAGGTTTCTCAACTGTCTTTTCAATTCTATAACAAACTGTCTCTACAGTTTCAAATGTCTCGGCAGGATTGCCAACACAAATCTTTTTCTGAGTAACAATGTGCTCATCATACTCAGTATGTTTAACAATTGTTCTCCCTAAAATCTCCCACTTCAAGTAGGATGTATCCTTAGGATCTTTTTTTGTTCTACGCTTAGCCATAATCATTCACCAATCATACTTATTTATTTCTCCAGGGTTCATGATGTGACAAGTCTAGCCACTTCTTGATCCAATTGAATACCCGTTTCATATATCACAAGGATTTTTAAACTTTGTAATATCAGTGGCAATATATTTATCGCCATTGGATTTCTTGATGAGAAAATCTTCACCACTCTCTATACGAGTAGTATATTTGCTTAGATCTTCTTCAAATTCCTTCTCAGTTAGTTCAATCATTATACCATACAACAAATTTCTTTTTCTTGCATAAACTGAATAGACTCTTGACATCCACCAAGATTGTCACCATTCATAACAACTTGAGGGAAGGTAGACCCAACTCCAAACTGTTCATAAAATGCTTCACTGGTAAAATCTCTATCCAATTTATACTCTACGTAACGAAGTTCTGATAACTGCAACACTTGAATAATCTTAACACAATATGGACACCCTCGTCTAGAATACACAGTGAAATTCTGCATAAGTAATTACCTAAGAATCTTTATCTTCTATATTTATTTGTACCGCTTGTTGTTCAACAGCAGCATAATCTTTATCAAAGATATCCAATCCTTTATCAGTAAGAATATGTTTGTACATACCCTCAAAAACTCCTGTTGGTATGGTACAAATATTAGCACCATATTCAAATGCTCTACCTACATCTCGCACATTTCTAATAGATGCTGCTAAGATTTCAGTAGAATCCCAAGACTGTTTCGCATAAACATTAGCAATATCTTTAACTAAACATAATCCACCAAATGAATTGTCTTCCACTCGTCCTACAAATGGTGACACATACTTGGCACCTGCTTTAGCAGCAAGTATTGCTTGAGAAGGACTAAAGATTAAAGTTACATTAACTTTAATATTATTTTCTGATAATTCTCTACACGCAAGAAGACCCTTAGGAGTACAAGGTACTTTAATTGTAGCACACTTGCCAAACTTTTTGTGTAATCGTTTACCTTCTGAAACCATGTTACCTGTATCACCAATGACTTCCATACTGATATCTGTGATACCAATATCTTTAATCTCTTGGTAAACTTCTTCATGGTTCCTACCACTCTTACGAATAAGAGAGGGGTTGGTAGTAAGACCATCAATCAAACCTGTCTTATAATGCTTACGAATATCATCCGTTATAGCAGTGTCTAGAAATATTTTCATTCGTTTAAAGCTTCCATCTTTATGAACTGTTCGTTCGTATTGTAGTATAATTTATAATTGATTGTTGCCACCCAATATCCTTTGATGTCATTTCCATCACAGTGGTATCCATACCCAGTGACCTGTTCCTTCACTCCATCAATGGTCAATCCTTTATCAGGATTTCCTATGTATGATTGATACTTCTCCTCAATATTGATCATCGTTCCTCAAAGTCTAGTTTACGAACCTTCCGTTTCCGTCGTGCCTCCTGATATTGTAAGTCATTTTCAGACAAAAGTGGTTGTTTCTTAACATAACTGTTAGAATTCGTTAACACTACCTGTGACATATCATTAGCAGATACAGTCTCTCCACGTATGGATGTCATATTTGGACACCCACACGTCTTTGTTTTAATTGGATATCCATGCAACTCAACGCCACAAGAACGGCACCTAACGGATAAATCCATTTTTCCTCAACCAACTTCGTGTCATAGGTGTGGGTTCATATGTTTCCCACATTGGTGCAGCACTAGCACATGCTTCTAATGCACTAGCAGTATGCCCATCTATAAATGCTGCATACATTGCTTCTGCTTCATAAGGTGCTGCTTCAATCTTATATGTTCTCATTGCAGTATTAGTAATCCAATCAGGAACCTCTCCATCCTGCAATATAACAGCAGTAAAAGTATTATCTAAAGTACCTGCCATACAATCTTGAGCAATGTGCCATCCTTCATGACGAATAACTGAAAGTAATACTTTTGGTTGCTCTATGTACTTCTTATTCAAGAAAAATCTATTCCTAGTAACATCATACAATCCCCTAGTATTATGTTTGAAGTATTTTTCATCAGCAAGATATGCTTCAACACCAATCAATTCTAAACTCTCAAAGATCTTATTCAACTCATCAGAATAGGGTGTAAAGTGTTCTCCTAAATCTTCAACACTATCAATTATACTAGTATCTTTAGTGCATTCCCTAAGCATCATACATCCCATAGAATGATAAGTATACCAATTCTTTATCTCAGGATCTGCCATGGCAGGAGAACACAGTCCCAATGTTAGGGACATCAAAGCAATCAATTTTTTCATCGGAAATAATCCTTTCTATAATAACGTCCAAGGATGTTGCTATTGTAATACGCTGGACTCCCATCCTCTAGAGCCTCTGTTAAAACATTGTTGATAAACAATTGTCTAGTCTCTTCAAAGTTTACTTTACCGAGGGTGGCATGGAGAGATAAGATCTCCCGTCTGAAATTGTCTTGTCCAAACTCTTTAATGTCTGCTGTAAGTTCTGGAGAACTACCGTAGTACTTTTTCCAGTTACTCTCAGACGAAACCTTCCGCTTCCCACCTCTAGGCTTTCTACGTTGGATGAAGTATTTACGGCCGATGTACTGTTTACCCGTTGTGCAATTAGTAATCCTGTAGACGAAACCGAAGAAGTCGCCAATATCGTCAGAAGAAAAAGTTGTACCCTTGTATGTCCAGGCATTTGCATATAAGCTTTCGCCCACGCAGGTCTCTGTGGTGGTCGCCATCCCATAATTTTCATATCACTCTCCTATATTTATATCATTAATCCCAGGGGTCTGGTATTTCTTGATGCTTTCTTCCCACTCCTTCATGCTGCTCTGGCAATCGGGTGGTTCTGGATCCTTGATTCCTTTCTTCTTCTTCCAGTCGTTGTGCATAGCTTGCATCATCCAACTCTGGGAAAGACTCTTCGGTCCATTCTTCAAACATTCTGTCTGCATCGTACTCAGAACTTTCATACCTAGGTACTCTTCTCGCCACCCTTCTGACGGTTCTTGTTCTGTAGGCAGAATCATAATTGAAAACCTGCGAAAGTATCCTTCTTAACATCTTGTTTAATGCTCCCTATCATGTACGACTCAACCTCTGTCTCCTGTGGTGCTACTTGCAGTCCTTTAGAAGACAACCAATGCTGAGTCCAAGGTAGTGGGTTGTTTGCTAATGGTGTATCAAAGATAGGTTTCAAACCAATTGCTTTTAACCTACGGTTAGCAATGTATTCAACATACTTCTGTAAGAGAACATCATTTAAACCAATGATAGAACCATCTTTAAACAAATACTCTGCCCATTCCTTCTCCTCTACCACACACTGTTTAAACATCTCATAGACATTCTCTTCTTCTTCCTTAGCAATGTCCACCATATCAGGGTCATCACCCTTCACCCAATTATTTAGAATAGTCTGAGTAACAACAAGATGTTGGGACTCATCTCTAGCGATAAGAGAAATGATCTTTGCGCTTCCTTCTAGTAACTTAAGCTCACCAAATGCAAAGGAACAAGCGAAAGAAACATAAAAACGAATGCCTTCAAGGATATTAACATTAGCAATTGCCCTGTAAAGTGATCGTTTTAATTCCTTACGTGTCCATTCAACAGATGGAGAACCTTCAGAAGATTTATTCCACTGATTACTATTACCCCACTCCTGTGCATAATTAATGAAGTCATCATATGCTTTAGTCACTGACTGAGCACGAGAAAGGATCCTCTCATCATTTAATATAGTATCAAAGACCTCTGATGGATCAGGGTATACATTCTTAATAATATATGTGTATGACCTACTATGAATCATCTCCATAGTCTGCCATATATTCATACATGCTTCTAACTCAGGCAAGGAACAGTAAGGCATGAAAGCCATACCAGGTCCACGTCCTTGTACACTATCCAATAAGATTTGATACTTAAGATTGCTACTGAAAATATGTTTCTGTGCTTTGTTGAGTGTTTGATAATCTGCTCTGTCTTTCTGTAAAGATACCTCTTCAGGTCTCCAGAAATATCCTAACTGTTGTTGAGTTAATTTATCAAATACAGGGTACTTAAACTTATCATATCGCTGGACCCCTAGTGGAGGACCAAAAAACATTTTCTGTTTGGTACTATCATTATTCTTTGTGTTAAAGACAGTCATGCCTTTCACTTCTTTAGATTGCACAACTGTCACAAGCTTCCTCCTCACTGGCAAAAATGTCATCTAGTAAATTTGTAATAGCGGTTTTCTTTTTATCTTCTTCATCATGCCATCCAATAGGATGAGATGGTTCATCAAAGTCCTTCTTATTATCATAGGTATTTTGATAGTAAGAGGTCTTCCAACCATACTTGTAGGTTGTCAGTAAATCCTGTGCCATTACACTAACAGGAACTTCAGAATTCTCGTAATGCTCTGGATTATAGGACCAGTTTCCAGAAATTGCTTGATCAAAGAACTTCTGCATAACTGCAACAATATTAATATACCCAGTATTGCTAGGCATATCCCAAAGGAGTGTGTAAGCGTTCTTATAAGTTCCATACTGAGGGACTATTTGTTTAAGTGGTCCCTTTTTAGATTTCTTCGTGGACATATAGCCCCTAGGGGGTTCAATGCCATTGGTTGCATTTGACACAATGGAACTGCTCTCGCTTGGCATCTGAGCAGACAGTGTGGAGTGCCTGAGCCCGTGAAGTCGTATGTCTTCCCGTAATATTCCCCAATCAAAATTAAGGTCATTAGGTACAATCTCATCTACATCCTTCTTGTATGTATCAATGGGTAATAAACCATCATCATACTTAGTTCTTTCAAAATATTGACATGGACCTTTCTCTTGTGCTAACTTATTACTTGCTTTAAGAAGATTGTATTGGAATGCTTCTGTCAAAGAATGAACCAACTTCCATGCCTCTGGATCTTCATACTTGACACCATTCTTAGCCAAATAATGTGCAAGACCAATGAATCCTATGCCAAGAGAACGTCTTGCAAGGGTGCTAACCTGTGCTGCCTCCACTGGATATGATTGATAGTCAATCAACTCTTCCAGACCTCTTACAGACAAGTCACAGAGTTCTTCTAGTTCACTTAGGTCACGTAATTTACCTACATTGATAGCAGAAAGAATACACAATGCTATCTCACCACCACCATCATCAATATGATTAATAGGATCTGTAGGTAGTGTAATCTCCTGACATAGGTTACTCATGTTAACCTTGT